TGGAGCAGTTTCCAAGACATGTTGTAGAGACCCGCAAACTCGGTCAGGGAGAAGGTGGCCTCGGTGGTATCGGGATTGAGGTTCGACGGCAATGATCCGCCTTCAGCCAATCCAGTCCACGCACCGGGGTTCTTCACCATGATGGGCAGAATGAACTGCCCACGTCCCGCCACCGGCTTCGCCATCTTCTGGAACATATTCCAGCAGACGACCTCTTGGTTGACGAGATACTCTACCTGGTCAGACCCATACGTATATTTCAGGGCCTCAATGACATCAGTCGTACTTGCCATGATTCTCCTACTGGAGATCAGCGTTATTCAGTCTGCCCTGGATTAATCATGGGCCAGAGTTCATCGGCTCGCGCCTGAGGATCCTTGTAGCCGCCAGTCTTGCCGCTGGTGAGTGAGGACTCACCGCCCCGTGAGGGGAACGGTGACTCTTTCGCCTTGGCGGCAGCACGACGGTCCATATCCCGAAACGCCTTTCGCAGTCCATCCAGCCGTTGCCCGAGCATATCGGGATACTTTTCGCTGAGATCATCACCTTCATGGGAGAAATAGACATCTCGCATGAATTCGTTGACCGCCTCGTCGTCTGGCAGGTTGTGCTGCGTCCGTAACTCTGTGAACTTGGCTTCCAGCTCCCGTTCAGCTTGCTTGCCTTGATTCTGCCCAAACTGATTCTGCAACGCCTGATTTTGCTGATGCAGCTGAGCAATCAGTTGCTGGCTTTGCTGAAGTTGCTGCTGCATGGGGCTAATCCCATCACCCACAATCCGTTCGACAAGCTGAGCTGCGGTCTTGCCGTCAAGATACGGCATTGACTGTAACTGCTCAACGAGGGATTGCTGCTGCCCTGCGGATGCTTGCTGCTGCTGCTGCTGGACCTGCTGCTGATACTGCTGTTGCTGCTGTTTCAGCTGATTCGCATACTGCTGCAACTGCTGGGCTTGCTGGGTCCGCTGGGAGTCCCATGCTTTGCGTTCTTCAGCGAGCGCCTGCGTCTTCTTGGTATAGGCCGCTTGCTGTTCGGGAGACCAAGAGCCTCCGTCCGTACTGTCTGCGCTATCTCCTAATGATGTTGAGTCAGTATCGACGCTTGGTTCTACCGGAGCGTCAGTCTGGTCTTCTGCCATTGTTCACCTCAGTGTCGAGTGAATGAAGAGTCATACGGGACGTGTTCGTCTGCCGACGAGTGTCTCGCTGATGTTCTCCAGTCGTGTTCGTCCTAAGTCCATCTTAGGCAGCCTTCACGAGTCTAAAACAGACATCCCACGGATGTCTAGGCGGCATCTGGTCATCGTCCGGCCACGCGCTGGCCTTCGCTGCGTGCAATGGCCCTCGCCTCTTTAGGATTTTTCACAAAGTGTCCACTGGAGGATTTGAGGTCTCCACGCTTGAATTCGCCCATCACCGTCTCGAATTTGGGACGGGAGATTGGTCCCGTGGCATTGTAGTTTGTGGTGCGTCGTTTCACTTGCGTCTCCTCCGTCCAAAGCGTCGACGCACGCCTGCAGCAGCTTGTGCCACCGGTCCCGGTTCCTCTTGACGGCGACGAACGTCAGCTTGTGCTTCCTCGTAGCTTTTTCCGGCTTTTTCGGCTGTTTCCTTGAGCGCCTGATCAGCCCAGCTTCGCCCTACGGTCTCAATATCTCCGAGAATGCCTGGACGATCTGAGATCGCAGCATCAAGCTGATCTAATGTTTCCTCCACTCTGTGGAAGGATTGTGGGGATCTGGGATTCTCGAATTCCTCGGATAGTAGAGTTCGACGGCCTTCAGGGCTGTAATATTGTATGGTCTCTACAGGGCGTCTCTGCCAGTCTTTCCTCCACATCCAATGACGCAAATGACCCCGATTCATGTCCCTGAGTGCATCTTCAAACGCTGCTGAGTCTGGGTGCGCTTTCATTCGCGGGTCATCTCTCCCGCCTGGACGCTTGTCGATGCCCTTCGGTCTACCGATTTCCTCCAACGACTCCGGTATATCAGCCAGCATCTGCACCGGATCAAGGAAAAAGCTACGACGGCTCATCTGTGCGGGTTTGTCGCTCAGTACTGTTGTCTGTAGGACATTCCCAGTGGGGGCGGTGGACGCCCCTGTTTTCGGGGTCAGCCCCCGTCTGAGTCGACGGAGCCACTCGGGGACACGTCGCGCCACCCCCAGGACCGATCCCGGACTGAGCGGCATCTCACCGCGCACGATCTCGTCGTCGGCGTTGAGTGCGTCTAGGAGTGCCTGCCGTTCCAGGGCGTCGGGATCTCCCCAATGCCTAGCGGCACCGCCTCCTCTAAACTCAGCCCCAGACGCACGCGGACGTGATCGCCGTTCTGGCATTATTGTGGTCCTCGCGGGCCGCGCTGCTGCATGAATGCCTGCATGATCTGCTCTGGAGCCTGCGGAGCGGCCTCTTCTGCGGCCCGGATCTGGCCCATGGCCATATCCACCGTTTCGGCAGCGGCTTTGGCGGCTGCTTGCTGGGTCGCCTGGGCCACCGCGCCCTGCATCTGAGACTGCTGCATCCCCTGTGAGCGTCGTTCAGACGCTTGCATGAGAATCCCGCGACATCGGTTCCAGAAGGTCACGAAGCCCTGCTGTAATTCCGGTGACGCCGAGAGAAACTCGGTCGTCGCCATCTGGGACTCCAATTCGTCCATGATGACGCGCAAATTCCAGAACGGCATCGGTAAATGCTCAGGAATCTGCTGGCCTTGCCACAATCGCTCTACCAAGGCCATGCCCAGCTTCCGATAGGTCGTTTCGCTGCTTTCGCGGCCCAGATCGCCCATTTCGAGGTCGGCAGCAATCTTTTCCTTGTCGATCCGGCCCGTCCGCTCGTCCATGTAGAGGACACTGAGTGGTGATTGCAGATGTTCGCGGATCCGGGCCTCTCGGAGGGCACGGAACTCGGGAATCAAACTGCCGCGCTCCACCGTGACGGAATAATCGGTCCCCGACTGGAGAATCTCCGAGGTCTGGAAGACAAAGACCTCATCACGCATGGATCGGTCGGTATAGTGCATCGTGCGGAAGGGCGGGTAGAACTGCTTCACCCGATTGATCCGCATATCCTTGACCGCCGACATTTGTTCGCCAATGTGCAGATAGAGATTGCCCCACTGGCTGTCGATCATTTCCTGCAACATGGGCACGGCCATGGGGCCACGCAGTTGCCCAGGAAACTTTTGCTCCTGAAACAGATCAACACCACCGGCAATCTCCCGCATCAGCTTGACGACCAGATCAATGGTCGGCATGTACCAGCTGGGCAGCTGCGGCGGGTCGCGCCGCTGAATCATCTTCACGCCCTGGTCATTCAGGCCGTTTTCGATGGGGGCTGGGTAGTCCGCCGGGATATCTTCCCGCTTGATGCCCTGTCCCAGCAGCTCATTGGCATACAAGGACGCATTGGACTGCTCACCCAGCTGTGACAGCCGCTTGTTCAGGAATCGCTGCGGTGGAATCAGGTCGGAGACGTAGTCACTGTTCCAGAAATTGACGGTCGTCGGGGACCAGTGGAAATCGACCAGCGGAATGGACTCGTAGGGATTATCGTCGTCCAAGAGGACTTGTTCGCCGGGCACAAAGACGGAATACCGCCCACGGGGATGCTCTTCCGAGATGGGCTGATAGCGTTCAACCACGACGGCCATATCCGGGTCGTTCTTGTCGCGGCTGCCCTGTACCCGTGGAATCAGATCCTGAAGATGCACCGATCCGGTCGGCGCACCCATCGAGTTGAGGTCGGTGCTGAGAATCCGCACGTCGCTCGCATCTTTCAGGTTCTGGAGCGTCTCCTCGCTGATGTCGTAGTTCGCCTTGATCCAGCCGGTCGTGCGAATCTTGGCGATATAGACCGCTTGATCCGGCGACAGGTCTGCAATCGACCGCACGGAAGAATCAATGAAGACCTGGAGGGGGCTGAGGACTTCACTCCCTACGTCCCCGGCCAAGACCATATCTTCGATAACGACAAATTGTTCCTTGGGTGCGCCTTGGGCGAGGCGTTGCTGCCGTTCGGACTCGGGAATCTCTTCATTCGAGACCGTATCGGTCCAGACGAGTTCATTCGTCAACTCATCAAACCGTGGCAGTGGTTCCATCGTGGCATCTTTCACCCACGGGATATATTCAAAGGCCACGCCGCCAATCGCCATCCACCAGAGCAGTTCCCAGGTGCGGGAGGGCTGATCGAGCTTTTGATCGAGGGCGGTGATGAGTTTATTGACGACTTCGGTTTTGGCGAGGCTGTCGGGGTCTTGCTTATCGGCCCGTGCGCGAAAGACCGGCGCAATACTGCTGAGACGCCCCAGCATCTTGTAGAGCATCTGTCCCAACAAGTTGAAGACGAGATGCAGTTTGTTCGGGTCGCGCTTCCGCGTGAAGAGTGCCCGTTTATCCGTGCCGACCCAATGCTCGCCCGAGACGAAAGCCAGATTGGTCAGAATCCGCAGTTCGACGGATCCCACTTCACGCGCTTTCTGCTGACGGAGGCGATTGTAGTCGGTCGTGTACTCAACAAGAGCTTCGGCCTTCGAGGGCATGAACGGCTCCTAGCCTAGGCAAGACGTTGTGGCGGGCGCATCGGCATCTGCGGTGGCATGCCCGGTCGCTGCATCTGTTGCGTGGGCATCCCCGGCATCGGGCGACGTTGTGTCTGCCCCTGCCCAAGGACGGCCATCAGCACTTGAAGAATCTGTTCAAGATCAATTTGCTGGCCTTGCCCTGGCTGTGCTTGCGCCAGCTGCGTGGGCCGTGGACGCGGGGTCGTCCGTTCGAGATCGCGTCGGCGCGTCGGGTTCCCGCCTTCGGTCCGTGCCCGTGCGGCATCGGCCATGCCTTCGTCCGTATAGGGGAACGTCTGTCCGTCAACAGTGGGCATTAGTGCGCTCCTAGGTGAGCATCGCTGTCATACCGTACCGGGTCAGCGGTCGGCGTCATCGCCTCGCGCAACACGCGCACTTCATCTTCTACTGTTTGCACACGCAATTCAAGGCGTGCCATCTGGTCCGGGGGCACTGACGGCGGCGTGGAAGTCACCGGCGGCGTGGGGAACAGCCACTGCCGCAGGCGCAGGCGTAGCCACTGACGCATTGGTTTGCATCTCCTGGAAAATGACGTTCAGCGGTTTGGTCGTCCGCGTCCCGTCTTTCTGGACCTGGGTCAAGGCCAGAACGTGCATGATAAAGGCCATCTTCGCTTCGAGGACTTCCAGACGGTGACCGACCACCGCGAGATCGTCAGACATTACTCAGCTCCTAGGTGACTATCGACGGGCGACCGCTTTTTTCGGCGCAACGGCCCGCCGAGGGGTTGGATGGAATAGATTGCGGGCAGCGACGGGGGCGGATCGGCCACCCGTCCACGCGGATGGCGCGACAGGACGTGTTCCACGCAGTCGAGGGCGTGATCGGACGCCTTCAGGCGCTCATATTTGCCCGCACTGCTCGTTTTGTCCGGCCATTGGGCCTGTTCCAGCTCATAGGGGACAATCTCCAGCCAGGGGGCCAGCCAGATCTGGTCATGCTGGAAATATTGCCGGGTCGCTTCGGTCCGGACCTCCCGGCCACGGGCATTCGCCAGCAGATGCAGTCCGTGGTGGGCGCATTCGGCCTTGAACTGGGAATTGGCGTCCACCCAGGCCACCGGACGGGTGTGCCAGCGTCGGGCCATGCGCTGGACCTCTTGCACCCAGCGGAGGATGGAGCTATCGGGGTCCAGTTCGGGGGTATTGGCGACGTAGCGGTAATTCGTCACCTCATCGAGGATGAAGGCTTCCCCGGAGGGGGAGACGGCCACCACGACCGCAGCGCAATACGTCCCAGTATCTGCACCCAGGACGACCGTCCACTCGGGGTCCACACGGAGAGAGGCGCGTGTCACCGGGGACGTGGGGCAGAGCTGGGGATGCGACTCGTGGTCGAGCAGCCGATCTCCCCGCTGATAGTTATACACGCGCCCCACGAAATCGCCCAGCTTCCCGAGATAGGCAATGGAGAATTTTTCGCGCGTGAGCAGGGTCCGGTCGCGGTCCATCGCGGCCTGATCGAAGCTATAGGGGTTGACGGTGGCCGGAATGGCGCATTTACAGACCCACTCGGGGAACTCGGGGTCGTCATGGCCGTGGTCGTGGAAGACGCCGACCCAGGGACGGTCAGGGGTGGTGGGAAAGACGGCATAGCCTTTCCGCACCCGGAGGTTCTGGGCGACGGAGGTAAAGCATTCGATGCCAGGGAGTTGATAGGCTTCGCAGTAGATATAGGCATCCACCTCTTTGCCCTTGAGCGACTCGGCGCGTTCCCAGCTGCGGGCTTCAAACCGCGCCCCGTTCTCCAGTTCGAGCCAGAGCCGCCCATCTTTGGGCCGATTCTGCAAGGACACGGGCGTTTGATTCAGTCCCCGCTCGGAACAGAGGGCTTCGAGGAGATACTCGAACTCGGGGGCGCACATATCGTATTCATTGCCCACGAGATAGACACGCGCATTCGGGACCGCCCCGAAGGACGCCGCCCAGAGACCGGCCCCGGCGGATTTCCCCGATTTATACGCCCCCAGCTCCGCCACGACCTTGGCCCGTCCATGGACACGGGGCGTTTGCCGCAGCCAGACGCACGCCCCGTCCGGTTGACGGGCATAGACGGCGTCCGGGGTGTCTGACGGGACAATTTCATCGGTCAGCTCGTACCCATCGGTGGTCGCCCACCACGCTGCTTGATGGATAAACGGGACAAAGTCCATCTGGGTGCAGAGGAACTGCCGGAACTCGGTGACGAGCCGGTCGCGCAGCGGGACCGGGACGGCGGAGACGGGACTCATGGGCGTTCCACGTGAAACATCAATGCGTGGGTTCGTCCGCAGCCACGGATTGCACCCACGAGGCAAAGACCTCGGGGTCGACCGCGCCTGCGCCGAGAATGGACGCGGCGGCGGTGCAATGGAGTTCTTTGATCACGTCCGAGGGGTAATGGTCCCGGATGGTATTGCTCAGGCAGTTAATCAGGGCATTCGCCCGGTGATCCGGCTCCTCAATCCCCAGCGAGTCGAAGAGGTTCCGCG